GTTGGGAATACTGCCCATGCGGGTAGATTTGGGCCCCAGTTATAGTCCACCAAGTACTGTGTAGCGGATTCGCCTGCACGAAGAACGTGGGGGATGCCTGTACTGGGAAACCGTTCCCATTGGCGGTTTCGCTCCCAAAGGTTGACTGTAGTGTGAAGTATGAATTTTGTGGCCGCTTCCATCGAAAGAAGCTTGATCCCGTTGGCCGAATCGAACCAAGCCATACGTTTTCGATACCCGGAACTTCGGAACCCTACTCTTGGCGCTAGAACATTGGTGGCGGACGATAGCCCAATGCTGCAAGAGAATTGAAACCTGTGAAGCGTGGTGGTGTTGGTGTAGTCCCCCCAACGGTCTTCCCATGTCTCGGTCCAATAGCGACCTTGAGGGGTGCCGTTTTGATCGGCGTCGGGTACCCAAAGCTCGCTAATCGGCGTATCGGAATTACGAATATCTTTCAGTAACTCAACGGTTCCGGTTGGACCGGATTGATTCCATAGGTTGACGATTTCCGTTGATGAAGCTGAAGGGGCCCATGAAAATACAAGACCGCCAAGATCCGTAAACCGTTGAATGGCTGTCCCTAAGATGGTCTCCCTTAGTTGTGAATTGGATTGCCTCACGCATTCGATAAAAACTTGTCCGGTTACATAGTTGGGCGAGAAGGAAAAATAGCCATTATAGGGTTCCGGAACGAAGTCCGGCGCTGGCGAAGGGTAACCTTGATATGGTAGGGACTGGAAAACTTCTGTTCCGCCCCAAACTTTTTGCGTCCCCACTGGCGTTTCAGGCCTGAGAACACCCATTCGAATCGATCGCGCCGCGAACTTCGGCTTCATCCTGGGCCGATGGTCCGACATTACTGCAGCTCCACGTCTGCGGATAACTCGGATTGAATGATCACGGCCTTGCTGCCATCCCAAACGCATAGGACGCGGTCCCCAACGTCCAGCCACGGAAACAGCCCAAGGGTGTCTTCAATTTCCAAAGCCGTCGAGAAGCCGAAAGGGCTGCTGGGGTAAGTGTAACCCACGGCCAAAGAAGGGGACCACGCCCCGCTATGGGGTGCTGTGGCTTGGCCTAGGAAAATACGGCTCGCGTATTTTACTTGAATGACGACCGACACAAGCGAAAAGGTTTGCGCCGCAAGAGTAGCCAAGCTCGGCCACACCGGAAGCCGATCGTCCCGGAAGTCCACCAAAGTGCTTTGGTTTTTGTATGTCACCGAAGCCACTTCAGCGCCCAAGGAAACGTCGTGGAACCCTTTCGACCTATACCAATCGGTCCGCTTGGACGCTCGGTTGTATGCCGCATAGGTTCGTTTTGCGGCTCTGATTGCTCTTTCCCAAGTGGCTGCATGGTCATCGATCAATTGCTGTGAAGATGCCACCCCACCGCCCGAGAGGCTTTCGATAACCAATTGCCCGAGTATCAAACTAGAATAGTGAAATTGGAAAGCTGCTGGGTCCGAGAATTGATACAAGTCTGGGACGGTTAGGCCTAGGTTTGGGTTGATTTTTCGGAACGGAAAATTGGCAAACTTACCGTCGACTAAAGAATTCCGGAAATAGTAGTTGCTGGAATTGAAAAGGACTTTTGGCTGTTTGTTTTCTAGGTTTGGAAAGTCTTCGATCAAGTACTTAGGATCTTTGAACGTGTCTAGGTCTGGTTGATCTTCGTCGGCCAAAACCATGTGGATTGTTCGGTCTTCAGTATCCCACCAATAGACCACCCCACAAAGAGCTTCGTAAACTCGAAGCATTTGCCATTTTGTCGATGGTCGTCGGAAGTTGTGCAATCCGACCGAAGCGGATTCCTTGACAGTTGGAGTGACGTCGGAGTGTAGAACTGCTCCGGCCCAATTGTTGTAACTGTCGACCTGAATAACCCCCGTGAACAAAAATTCCTGAAATACGTTTGGGGATATAGGTGCTGTGGTTACGACTTCATCGGTCAATTCAACATAGCCTGAAGCGTCCCAAACGTCGTCCACCCAATCTTGGACACTGTTGCCACCCACGGCAAGTTTGAACGTGACCCTAGCCACGGTGTTGGACAGAAACTCAGCCCGCCATGGGATAAGTGGGAAGATCCGAATATCCACGGCGGTCCCACCATCAGCTACCCGCGAATTGTCGATAATATGGGCTTCAAGAGCCCCTTCGTACTTTTTGGCCATCAGAGTAGCCGCGTCTTCTTTGCTCACCACGAATTGAACTTCATGCGGTCCGCTCCGAACAAGCTTGACGTAGTTGTACTGGGCCCGATTTGTCGCTTGGTAGATAGGGAAGTCAACCGTCTTGGCCGGTGCTGTGGTCTTGACCGCTTGCAGTTTGAAATAGATCCCAACGGGGTCAGGCATAAACAACCCCCCTGGATCCGAAGTTAGGGACGGGGGTAACTTCTCGCATCACTTCCGCAAAGCGAAACTCAGGGCGGGCCGGTGGCTTCCCTGTCTTCACCCACTCTTGGGCTTCACGTACCCCGGCTCTTGCTGCCGCTTCCAAAGTCATGAGATTGACCCCACACCGGCAATTGTAGTTCCACGGCGGGGTAAAGTAGTCCCATATCGGATCATCGCGCCGATAGATGTTCGTGCCGTCAAGCCCCAAGCCCTCCAGGGCCAAGTGATCATGGCGGGCGCGGGCGTCATGGATGGCGTCATAGGCTTGGTAGGGGAATACCGCCGAAACAATCGGGTCTGAAGCCAACGTCTCCCGACCGTCGCGGAAGGCCGCTTGGACGTTTGTTCGGTAGACGTTCTCAAGATGGCCCGGGCCGATCGGACTTCCCCCTAGGGCCTCCTCCACCGTCTTGGTAAAGCTCTTGAGGCTCGTCCCTTCGTCCAAGTCGTAAACCATCGCGTTTCGAATTGTGTCGATAGTTTCGATGCTAATGTCCGCCGTAACGAAAAAAGCTTGCTCCCGAGCTTCCTTGGCCGCCGAGTCCCATTGACTCCGAGTCATTATCTGACGGTCTGCAAGCCTCTTGGCTGCCTCTTCAATGAGCGGGAAGCGTAAGTCCCTGTCGTCTTCCTCGTAGAACGTGAAACGCGGCCACGGGGGGCCCGGTGGCTTCTTAGGGGGTTTGCCACGGATCCCAGTCCGAAACTCTTCGGCTAGCCACGGCGGGAATAGCTTGGCCAAGTAGTCCATTCCCGAGATCCACGAAGCCAAGTAGGCATCCGTAAGATGGTCCATCATGAAAGACGTAAATTTCGTCAAGGGTCGCATCAACAAGGACCGAAGAAGCCGGAACGGCTCATACCGGTATTTCCAAGCCGTCCGAATCAATCGCAAGCGGGAAGTCTGCGCGGCCGATTCGATCCCGATCAAGCTCTTGCCAACGATGCGATCAAGTTGCTTGTTGGTAACGTCGCTCATTAGTGGACCTGTCCTTCTTCGCCCTCGGGGATTTCATCCCCGAATACGTATGTCTCGCCTTTACCTAGAAACTCCCGAAGCTTCTTGATTTGGGCCACTGGAAAGACCCCTATTGGACCGCCTCCTTCGTTGGTGGGTAGGTTGGATTCTAAATAGTCCGCCAAGCCTTCCTTTTCAGCGTGCCAAAAGTACCCTTGGCTATCTTTGCAAAGTAGTATCTTTCCAAACTCGGTAGGGTCCGAAAGCGCCGCCAACATAATGCCATTCCTCATATCCACCCTTTCAATGCTGCCACGGTAAAATCAAAATGGTCCCGGCTCTCTTTGTAGAATTTCTCGGGATTTTGGAATAGGTGTTGCATACCCATGGAAAGTACTTCTGAATGCCCCTGCGTGTAGAATTTACCAGTGTACTCATCAAGAAACCCGTTTTTTGCACCGATTTCGTCATCCCTGTATCCGTTCTCTTTAGGGTATCGCTTTACTTCTTGCCCGGACTGTTGGATTTTTTCTTGGGCAAAGGCTTGAGCTAGTCGACCAATCCTGAACCTGTTCATCGCTTCAATGCAATGGCCGAGTTCGTGTACGGTAACCCACGCCTTGTTTTGTTGCTCTATCGATATGATAGATTTGCCAGCATAGGCCCTACCTGACTTGTTTTCTTCCACCTTGATTTTTAATGGCTCGGATATGTTCGCAATTCGGTTGACGAACTCCAGCCCTTCCGCCAAGTTCTTGTGGAAGATGGGGTCATCCGGGAAGACTTCGCTTGGGACTTCAAGCGTTACCTTGTTCACGGACTCTTTCTTGGGGAACAAAGCATCAATAAACGTATCACGCCTTTTGCTATTCTGTTTTTCGATGTGGTTATTGAGTTCTTCAATTTCGCTTGCGATGCTCTTATCTAGGTCGTTAATCGCTTGCAAGGCTTCCGTATCCGTTTCAGGTGTTTTCCACCTCGCCTTTGTAACCTCATTCCATTGCCTATCTCGCAATGCTTTGAGCTTTGCATTGGTTTCAAGGATGTCTTGGGAATAAAGCTCAGATTGCTTCAAGTCAATCGATTTAGTGGCTTCATCCACCTTTGGCTTTGCGGATTCCATCCCCTTTTGCATCAGGGCTCTTGCCGTCTTAAACTCGCCCGTGTTCGTGTAGGCGCTATGAGAGGATAGCCAATGGTCCGTGGTAAGGATCCCTTTTTGGTCCTCAGGAACCCAATCTTCCCATGCGTGTTCTCGGACTTGCTCGTCTGTCAGCTTACCCCCTCCAGCAACAAAGGCTTTGACCGCTTCTTTGTGTGCCGTAGCCGCGTCGTTGTTCCAAGGCCTCCACGCTTCATCGATAGCGCGCCCGCTTTCTAAGCCCTCAGAAAGCTTTTGGGTTTCTTCGTTTATATCTTCTAGCTTGTAGTTCGCTGTGTATAGGTTCCATGGTGCGGCTACCTTCTTTTCGTTTCCCTTTTTGTCATACTCGTATTCGGTTGGCCATAAGCCCTTGTCGGCAAGCTCGGCAAGCTTCTTCTTGGACCTTGAAACGTGAAAGTCAAACTTCTTACCCGCGCCGGGCTTTTCTTCCCTAGCGTCTCGATCCAACTCTTGAAGCTTGTTCAAGTACTCGAAAGCATCGTTCACTTCTTTGAGACGGGCTAAGGCCTTCTTGGCTATAAATTGTCGACGGCTCATTTCGTGCGGTTCGCGGTTGATACTCTCCACACTTTTGGCCCAATCAATTGCTTCCCTGTTTTGCTTGAGAA